TTGTGAATCTAATGATATAGCACCAGCGGTGCAATCTACTAAGAATCCACCCGTTCCTGCAACTGCTGTAATTCCTCCTGCAGCATCTGATGCAGTAAGCTGAATAGCATCTGCAGCAGCTTCTCCAGATGTATTTATAACTGAACCTAATGTAGATTCAAGTGTTAAATCTGCAGCAGCTGTTACTGTAAAATTAGATGCTAATTGCGAATCTAAAGATATTGGACCTGCGGTACAATCTACTAAAAATCCTCCACTACCAGTTGTAGTAGTAATTCCTCCTGCAGCGTCTGAAGCAGTTAATTGAATAGCATCTGCTACTGCCTCACCAGCATCAATTATCACTGATCCCAATGTTGAATTTACAGTAAGATCAAATGCTCCTGTAGTTGTAAAGTTACTTGCAGCTTGTGCATCAAGTGATATTGGACCAGCAGTACAATCAACTAAAAATCCACCTGATCCAGTTATATTTGTAATTCCACCTGCAGCATTACTACTAGTAAATGATAATGCGGTTGCAGCTGCTAATCCACCATCTAGGGTTATACCACCATCATCAGAATGCATATATACTGATGCAGGGTCAGTTCCTTGAGTTGAATAAATTTCTATGCTTGAATTAACTCCACCATTTTCTCTTAAATATATAGATCGTGCAGCATTTTCAGTAGAATAAAGATTAATTGAAGAACTTGCTTGGATATCTATATCTTCTCCAGCACCTGCACCATTTGCTAGAATATCAATTCCACCCACACTTGATGTAACAACAATAGAATCAGCCGTATTTTCACTTGATGCTAAATTAAGTTGCATTGCTGCATCAACATTAACTCCACCTGCTCCAGCGTTAATAGTAATTGCATCATCAGATATCAATGCCGTTGATGTAAGTGCTATACCACCAACATCAGATAATAATTCTACAGAATTTAATAATGTTCCTTGATCACTATGGATTTTTATACTTTCAGCGATACCAGCATCTGCATGTAAATAAAGACATTCAGCCATATCATACGATGATGTAATGCCAACTGCTCTTGCAGCATCCATATATATACCACCATTTGTTGCAACTAAATTTATTGCAGTATTTGATGCTAAACCTGATGTAAGCGTGACACCTCCAACATCACTATGCATATATACTGAGGCAGGATCAGTTCCTTGAGTTGAATAAATTTCTATGCTTGAATTAACTCCACCATTTTCTCTTAAATATATAGATCGTGGAGCATTTGCAGTGCCTGTTGCCGTAAATACACCACTTGTCATAGTCATATCTACTGCTGCTGTTAACGAACCAGCAACACTTGGACTAGCATCAAGATTAAATGTAATCGTATTACCTGCACCTGCAGAATTTAAATTTGTACCACCAGCAAGAATTAAATTTCCTAAAAGTGGAAGAATTACACCACCAACATCACCAGTAAAAGAACTTGCTAATGCACCAGCTGTTCTTATATCTAATGTATTTGCGCCTGGAGTTATTGTTATTGATGCATCACCAGAAGTTAATGATGCCCATGCAGGATCTGATCCAGTGGCACCTATTAATAATTCACCATCTGCTGAAGCAGGAAGTACTTCAGAAATTTCAAGCCATGTAGCAGAAAGTGGACTTCCAGACTTAGCACTTAAAATATAAACTTTATTAGTTGTTGTGTTAATCCAAGGACGACCTAATTCTGTTAAGTCATCTGCTGTTGGCGCTCTTTCATATAGAAGAGCAGTATTGTATACATTAATTACTTTTCCATATACTGTAGCTACTCTTGATGGATTTTCTCTAATTGCCATTATGGTCTCCTAGGCTTTTTTTAAAAAATTTATAATTAATATACCTACCATTATTAAAAAATAATACGCACTGTCATAATTTATTATTATATTATTATTCATAAATTTAGAATGTACCACCGCCACCTCCTCCATAAGCAACTGGCTCAGTTCGTTGTCCAGAATTTAATATATCAATAAGTTGCCCTCCTCGATTTGCAACTTGTTCTCCAAGTATAGATCCACCAAAACCACCTAACAATCCACCTCCAGCAAGTCCAGCAGCACCCCCTAAAAGTGCTCCCACAGGACCACCACCAGCTCCTGCTAAAGCACCTTTTGCAGCTCCTGCTAATATACCAAGGCCACCTCCAACAAGAGCCCCCATTTTACCTCTATCCTGTGCTCTTTGTTTCATCTGTATATTTTTATTAACCTGTATTTTTTTAGGAATATCTTCAATATTTTTAAAATATTTTTTGTAATAAGGAATCATTTTCTTTTCAAGTTTTTCATGAAATCCTGGAATAAATTTATAATCATTTTCTTCTTTTAATTTTTCTGCTATTTCAATACGCTTTTGATTTAATGCATTTGTTAAAAGATTTGATTCTATAACAGCAGCACGTGCAACATACGATTGATTAATATTAGGAAACTTTTTAGCCATTGCTACTAAAACTTTTTCTGTTCTAATACCAGATCCTTTAAGTTGTTTTGGAAGACGTGCAAATAAATCTGCAAACTGTTTTGTTAATATTTGTGCCGTATCAGTTTGCATTGCACTAACATCAATTCCTAATTTATTTCTTAAAAAATCAGCCATCATATTAAATGATGGTGAACCAAACGTTACATTAGGATCATTATTAGCATTTTTCATAGAATTAAGTATTGCTTCATCTTCTATTAAATCTATTTTTGAATCTATTAATAATTTATATGATTCTCCGTATTGTTTCTGCAATCTATCCTGATTTTTACTTTCTAATTCTAATTCTTTTATTTTATTAGCTTTATCTGCTTGTATTATTTCTCTATCAAATTTTTCTCGTGCAAAAGCAGTTTTTTCTTCATCAAGACGCGCCTTTCTCTGAGCTTCAATAATATCCATCTGTGTTTTTGTATCAGATAGTATGGTATCACGTAAAATTTTTCTTCTATTATCAATATACTCTTTAATTTTTGTATATTGTGCTGGATTAAGATTAGCTGCTTTTAATCGATCTTCCATTTTAGTTAATTCATCTGCTTCATTTGCAATTACTTTAGTATTTTCATCTTTAAAATCTTCTTGATCTTGAGTTATTTCTTCTGGTATTTGTTGATTTATTCCTTGTTGTGGTAATAATTCTTCAGGTATATTTTCTGGTTGTAATGTCTGTATAAGTCTATTTGATTCAGAAGGTTGTCCTTGTTGCATAGTACCATTTCCACCCATAACCTTTAAAAATTCAGCATCTCCAATACCCTGTATGATTTGTGGCAATCTATTTGCTGGAACTTGAGATAATTGTGATAATTCTTCTTCTGACATATTAGGATATCGTAATTGTAAGATTTTTTTATTTGCATCAAATTCTCTGCGTTGTTTATCTTGTTCTAATTTTGCACCAAGATATCCACCTAAAATTTGACTAAGACTTGTTCCAAGTGTACCAACAATTTGTCCAGCGGGAGTAAAACCTTTAAATTGATTATTAACCATTGTTATTCCTTAAGTATTACATTATTTTTCATGGTTCTATTATAATTTATGCAATTAATGACTGAGAAATCTTTGACTGCAATATTGGATTTATATTTTGTTGTACTTGTGATGCAAGCACATTTAATGCTTCTGGTATTCCTGGTTGAGGTTGAATTCGTTCAATTGGTGGTAATACTCGCATATTTTGTCCTGAAAGTACTTCTGCTGCTGAAATTCTATTTCTTTGTGCATTCATCTTTGCTCGTGCAATCATTTCTCTATTCATTAAATCTTGTCGTTGTGTTGCTTGTTGAAATTGAGATACTTTTTGTTGAGCATTAAGTTTATTTAATGCTGCCTGTGTTTGTCGATCAACTTTTAATGCTGCCTTTTTCATTCTAAGTGCTTCTTTTTTACCAATAATCCTAGATGATTGAATATTTTGTTGTGCCATATTTGGTGCAAGTGCAGCCATTATTTGTTGATCTAATCCCTGTGTTACATCTTGTACTGGAACAGGCCGTCCAAAAAATTCTGCTGCTTGTCGTTGTAGTTCAGGAACACCAAATTGTAATGCTGTCGGTATTGCCGAAGCTGCAATTTGATTACTAATGTTAGGAATTTCAGACATATTAACTTCTGGTCCAAATACACCAATTTTTCTTCCCAATCTTCCTATTTGATTACCAACAAATTCATTTATGCCTAATTCACCAGTAAGTCCATACAATGCTTGTAATGTTTCTATACCACTTCTAATACCTTCAGCACTATTAGGTTGTGAAAGAAATTCACCACCTTGTTGAACTCTTCTTCCTAAAGCACTTCTTAATGCACCAATACGTCCCGATGGAGGAGGAGTACTAGGTGCTGAACCAAATAAATTCTGCCATGTTGATCTTGGATCTTCTGTACCAGATATAATACCAGCAAGTCCACGAGTACCACCTCTAAAATATCCCGCTGGGGTACCAGAAATTTTTTTTCCTAATTGATTAAGCATAGTTTGTACGCGTGATTGTGGTTGTGAATACTGTTCTAATAATCCTCCAGTACCTAATCCCAATAAAGAACCAACTGAACCACCTACAGCACCACCAAGTGGTCCACCACCTAAAGTTCCTAATATAGATCCAAGCGATGCTCCTGCTTGTGTACTATATGGCGCAGATGCTGCCATAAAACGTTGTGCTCGTGTACGTTCTGGTGTTAATGCATTAACTACTTTATCATATGCTGTTAATAAATCACTAGAAGTTGGTTTTCCAAATTTTTTTACTGGTGGAGCACCTCGTTGATATGTTTGTGTTGCTGTACTAATAAGATTTTGTATCTCAGGATAAATAGTCTTAAGTCTATTTGCTTGTTCAGCATACTTTTGATTAATTTTTTGTTTTTCTACTAATGTTTTTGCTGCATTAATTTCTTTATTTTTATCTCGTGCCATCGAATATAATGCTCTTGCCATTCCTTCTTTTCCTAAATTAGAAAACTGTTTTCTAATTACTGTACTAGGATCTAATGGTCCAGATGGTATACGTGTGTTAATAACTTGTTGATTAGTATATGCAGGCGTGTTTAATAAACTTTCAATAGCTGCTTTATTAGCTTCTTGCTGTTCAGTTGTTTTTGCTGTTGTTGTATTAGAAAGATTTGATGCATCTTCATATTCTTTTCTTAATTTTACATCTTTTTTAAATTTTGATATTGGAGCAAATTTTTTACCTCTAATAAGTTTTCTATAATCTACTTGCGCCTTACGTTCCTTATTTGTTTCTGGTATATTATTAATAACATTACTAAACTCCTCTTTAGTAAGTTTATGTTCTTTAGCAAAATTATTTATATCATCATATGTAATTGTATTTTTTATCTCTTCAGTTCGTTTATTTAAATCTGTTATTAATACATTAAGTAAACTTCCTTTCCCACCACTTTCTTTATCTTTCTTTTTAGCAGCCTCTAAAACCTCTTTATCAAATGTTTTAAATATAGGTTCTAATATTTTTCTAATTCTTGCTTTCTTTTCTTCAGTCATTTTATACTCCTTCAGGTGCTTGTTGGAATGTATAGGGCGCTTGTTGTCCAATTTGATACTGTCTTATTCTTTGTTGATATTGCTCACCTCCTAAAATATTTCTTAAGTTTGCTTCATCTCTATTTAACTGTTGTTGTCCTAAAAACTGTTGCTGTTGTCCAGCTTGTTGTTGTTGCATAAATTGTTCTATAAAATTTGATAATTGATCCTGTGAACTTTCACGTTGTAAATTAAGATTTCCTGCTTCTATATCTGCTATAGCATTTCTATTTGCATAATCAGATAATAATTTAAATCTATCTTGAGCAAAGCCTTGAATTCTTCCTCGTAATGCTTCACTCATTAATCCTAACTGACCAGATGTTCTTCCAACTCTATTTCTTACTGGACCACGACGTGCACCTATAGCAGCAAGATCATTTTGATATCCAGTACGCGCATTTTGTGCAATCAAATTTAATATTTCTGCAAGTCCACCAGGACGCTGTGCTTGTGCAGGCGTACCAATAGTTTGTGGTAATTCTAATCCAATATTTTCTGTAGCTGGAATATTTGCCTGTGCAGGATTAAATATTTGTTGTGGCGATATAAATGCTCCAAGACCTTCTTGTAAGTTCTGTCTTCTTAAATCATACTGTTCAGGAGTAATATTAAACTGTTTTAAAATTTCTTGTCTTTGATATCCTTCAGGATCACGAAATCTTTTAAATTTTTTTATTCCACTAGTAGCTGCATTAATAATAGTTGGTGCAATAGCACCTATTGCTAATAATGCTGCTAAACTTATAGCCATAAATTTATCTCCTATTTATGATATATACATAATAATAAATACGTTCATATAAAGATTAGTAACAATAGTAAAAAAGTTAGAGGAAAAATTATGGCAGAAGAAATTTTTCAAGTATCAAAAGTTTATTATTCACCAAATAAAGAAACATTATTACTTAATATATTCAATAAAGTTAATGACATTGTATATACTATAAATACAAAAGATACTGGTATTTATAATAATGAAGAGTTCTTTACATGCCAACAATGGTACGTAGATAGAGGCCAAAATCAAAAATCAATATTATGGAGAAAAGCTTATAATATTGGTGCATTACCTAACAGTGCAACTATAAATATTGCTCATGGATTACCATTAACTACTGATTGGGATTTCATAAAAATATATGGAACTGCAAAAGATCCTATAGCTATACAATCAATTCCACTCTCTAATCCAAATATTAGTATTATGATTGATGCTGTTAATATTAATATTACTACAACAGCAAATTTAAGCGCATATACTAATACAAAAATAATACTTGAATATATAAAACCTTAAATATATTTTACTGGTTCTGTATATAACATTATTGCATTAATCGTAAATTGTTGATAGGGAGATATATCATCTAATAATTCATCATTAGAAAAAGTAAATAATAGAGCAACACTTTCACCTTGAGTTTGAGTATATACATGATGCCATACACGATCTTGTGAAAATTCAATTGGTATTTGTCCAGTTGATAAAAGTTTTCTACTACCAAGATAAAAATTAATAGGAATAATTTCAGTAATACTATTATTTGGTAGACCATATACACTAATTACACCTATATTATCTGTACGATTAAGATTAACATTTATTTTAGTAATTAATGTTCCAAAACCTTTTTTCATATATGGATTAAATTGTTTTGTTCTAATAGATATTTTATCAATAACTGCAATGGATCCATCACCTAAATAATTACCAACAACTGAAGTATCATTTTCAATTCTTATAGTATCGGCATCAATAATAACTATATTATATGAACCATTAAGATCTGGTAGTAATGAACCTTCAATACGTATAGATAATATATCAAATAATTGATGATTATATATTTTTAAATCAATATGATCAGCATCAAATGCAGTTATAGAAGTAATATTATTACGTGTTGCATTTTTATAACAGTTATAATCTAAACGTCCACAATGTCCTCTATGATTTCCAACTATCGTTAATGGTCTAATGAATCTATCTCCAGCACTACCATAATATATTTTATCAATAGCTGTTTGAAGACTAAATATAATACTAAAAGTTTTATTTATATAATTATATATAATCATAATATTTGGATATTCATTATTTACTTCTGTAGATGCTAAAATATAAATAAGTCCATAATCATCATCTTTATATATAGTGCCATATCTATATTCATAATCATCAAATGTATCATTTAATGGAATACTAATTTTATTTGTATTATTTCCATCAGTAGTATAAATACCAAAATTATTTACAAATAATAATTCATTATTAACTTCAACAACATTTTGTGATGACGTTCCTAATGTACTATCAATACGTGAAACTTGAAATGGCTCTCTATAGTTTCCTGTTGAAACAAGTTCATATAATGATTTTTCAGTAAATATAATTAGTCTACCACCAAGAATTTCTGCTGTTATAATAACTTCATCTATAGGTAGATCAACAAATCCACCTTTATTATTTATTGCTGGTGCTTGATACCATGAATCTACTGCAAATACATTACCAGATTCACTATATCTTATTCTATTATGATGCGATACTTCTGCTATTGCACCTTCATATTCAACAGTATTTAAAAGTAATAATCTTTCCTCAAATACTATAATATCTATACATCTTCTTATATTATAATTTGCTACTGCTGATGTAGCAGGAATAAAATTTGTAAATGTTGGTATAGTATTAGTATAATATCGAATATTATCTACATTATTTGTAATAAATAATGCTGGTTCACCAGAAACTGCTCCTTGAAAATTTTCATATTGAATTTTATAGTTTCCTGTCCCAGTAAATAAACCAGCTCCTCCAACTACTCTTTCAAATCCAGTAGCATCAAATCTATATGCAAATTCTAAATCAAAAGCAAATAATATTGTCTGAGTGGTAAAATAATTAGCAAAACCAACTACTTGAGTACAAGGATACCAATACACTATAGTATTTGGCGTTGCACCAGTAATTGTTACTGTATTTGTTCCTATATTAAATGTTCCTGTTGCACCAGCTGGTGATACATACATAGCACCATTTGCTTGATATACAGTAAATTTTTGTGCATAATCAACAGAAAATTGTTGCCCAATTTCTCCTATACCAGGAATAACAGTTGCAGGTAGATCACCTGTAATTGC